ATACTATTTTAATTTATTTTAATATGAATTACAATGTGTGAACATTAAATATTTAACGGAATGTAAAATGAGAGAAGTAGACCAAAATCAATGGAGAGTGAATTATCTCTGGAGGTTGAAAAACCTAACCAATGAAGAGCTTAAATCATTTAAAACCAAAAATCTAGAACCTGAACATAAGGAGAGGGAAGTGCAAAGAATAACTTTAAAGAAGTATATAGAATTTATTGGAACAGAACCTGCGGCAGAATTATTTGACTGCTCAGCAGCATCAACCAAAGCTTGGAGGTACGGTTTAAGACAGCCTTCAATTAAACAAGCCAAAAAAATTATTAAAGCATCTGGCGGTAAGCTAGACTTCGAGTCTATCTTTGGTCCTATTGAAGAAAGTAGTGAAAGTTAAGAGTGTTCAATTTACAAGTAACAGCGCAAGACTCTGCGTTGGACTTAGCTCTGGCTTATGCAGAATACGGCATAAGCGTAGTACCACTACATAGACACAATAAAGTTCCGCCTAAAGAATTAGGGGGGTGGCAAAAGTTTCAAGAGCGACAGCCGACGACGGAAGAAATAGAAAAATGGTTTAAAGGGCGAGATGATTTAGTCGTCGCTTTAGTCTGTGGAAAGTTTATTGTTATAGATGCAGATACACCCGAAGCAGTAAATTGGTGTGAGGCCAACTTACCAGTAACACCTTTTAAAGTAGCAACAGGGAAAGGGGTTCATTATTATTACAACAATCCAGAAAACTTTACTACTTGGGTAGCCAAAAGAACTGAGGGCTATGACCCAGCTAAGTTAATTGATATTAGAGGTGTGGGTGGTTTAATTGTTGCCCCTCATAATATTCATGCAACTGGCGCTATTTATACCCCTACAAAGATTGATGATTGGGATCTAAATGATGTTGATGATTTACCAAACTTAACTCAAGAATTATGGGTAAAAATAACTGGTGTTGAGAAACTTAATGGTCAGCCTATAGCTGCGCCTTTATCTATTGACGGCATATCAGAGGGTGGCAGAAATGACCAAGCCGCTAGACTTGCTGGTTATTTAATAGCTAAAGGTTTGAATACAGAGTTTACAGAGTTCTTCGTTCAATCTTGGAACGAACAAAACAAACCGCCTTTATCAAGGTCTGAAATATCTACAACAGTTAATTCAATTCAGAAAACTCATGATAGAAAAAATCAACAAGCTCCTGCTTATATATCAACAACCAAAAATGTAAAAGAGCCTGTTAATCTTTTTTCTCCTCCAGGAGTATTAAAAGATATTTACGAATACTCAGAAGAGATAGCACATATATCTCAACCAGCTATTAGCATGCAAGCAGCTTTATCCTTGGGTTCAGTAGCTTTGGGTAGGATGTATAGAACCAATATGAATAACTTTGCATCTTTGTTCTTTATGTGTATCGCTAAGTCTGGGCAAGGTAAAGAAAATGTTAAGACGGTTGTTGAAACTATTTTAGATCATGCAGAATACAGCGATTTAATGGCAGGAGACGGTTATACATCAAGTGGTGCTATTTACAGCTTACTTAGATATAAACCAACCCACATAACTGTAATGGATGAGTTTGGTAAAAGATTAGAAAGCATATCTAAATCTTCTAATTCAAACAAAGAAGACGCATTACAAATACTTATGGAGACGTGGGGAAGATGTCATGGTGTCTTAAGACCAGATAACTATTCAATGATGACACTAACTAATAAACAACAAAAAGAAGTATTAGATAGATCAACGATTAAGCCTGCAATTACTTTGGTCGGTATGAGTGTGCCTAAAAACTTTTACGGCGCCTTATCGACAGGCCGTATTGTAGACGGTTTCTTAAATAGATTTATTGTCGTCGAGTCTCACGTGCCAAGAACCGTTGGCAAAATGGTTTCTTTTGTCGAACCTCCGCAATCGACCTACGATTGGGTTTCGCATGTAAGACAGGTTGACAATGAAATGGAGCAAATATCTAGAGACAATGCTGAGCTAGATTTTAAACAAAGAGTATTGAGGTTTGACGATGATTCAAATGCGTTACTAGATAGCTTGGCTTATAAGTTAGTGGACCAACAAAATGCTTTAGAGAAAGAAGGCTTAGAGGTTTTGTTATCAAGAACAAGGGAAAAAGCAATGCGTTTGGCTTTGATTGGAGCTTTAGCAGATGATCGCAAGGCCAAAACTATCAAAGGCGATATAACTCAATGGGCGATAGATTATGTCTATTACTACGATCAAGTTTTAATTGAAAGCTGTAAAGATAAAGTTGCAGGTTCCGAAATGGAAGGACGTATTAAACAAATACTTAGCTTTATTAGGTCGCAAGGAGAATGGGGTATAAGTAAGCGTGATATTGATCGACGTGAAATATTTAGATCAATGAAGTCATACGAAGTAAAAGAAATTATAGAACGATTAAAAAACTCAGGGGAGATACAAGAAAAAGATTTAAGAGCAAAAGGAACTGGACGACCAACCAAACGTATTGTTGCAATTGATCCAGAATTTTTTAATGAAGATTGATAGGCTGGCTTTAAGAGAAAGTCTCAGCGATGTGGCTGTTGGTGTTGTAATAGCTTTACCTTTATCTTTTTTTGTTCTTAATATATGCAATTATTTTAATACTAGCTTGTTAACCACCTCTATTATTCAAACAACAGTATTTACACTTGTTGCAATTATTCGCAAGTATTGTGTTCGTATTGTATTTAAAAAAGGAGAGATCAATGGATAAACCAAAACCAAAAATGGAAAACATCAATGACCAGAAACGTGAAGAACGTGTGGCTGGTTTTATAGAAGGCCTTTGGAATGTTAGATGCCATAAACTACCAGTTAGTTATGGTTTGGATTACTGGTGTGAATCAAAAGAAGTTTCTTTTTGGCTAGAAGTAAAATGCAGAACTTTTGGTATTGAAAAGTATGACACTTTATTACTTTCGGCCAGTAAATTAAGAATGGGCTCAGCCTTGTCTTTAGCAACCAACCAGCCGTTTGTAATTGTGTATGCAATGACAGACAGCGTTTACAGTCATACCTGGAAAAGGGATCACATATACGATGTAAGATTTGGTACAATTGCAGAACCTGTTTATGAAGAAGATTCAGAACCTTACATTCATTTCAGCAAGGATGAGTTAGAATGTTTGTCTCCTCATCCTTTAGGTTTTGACAGAGAAGAAATGGGATTAGTAAAAAATTATAAAAAGGAAAAGTAATGGAAGACCCAGTAAAAAAATCACGCGATTATAAAGGGTGGTTTTGGGATCATGTAAATAGAAGAATGTATCGCTGGCATGAGCTAGAGCTACTAATGAAAGAAAGAACTTTAAAGGAGAAGAACAATGCCAATCAACTCAAGAACCAAGGGAGCGACGTTTGAAAGAGACGTTGCTAAAATATTAAACGAATTTTTTGAGTCTGAAGGTATTGACTACGTTTGCAAGCGTAACCTAGACCAATATCAATCTAAAGATCTTTGCGATATAAATATCCCTCATCATGCCGTAGAGTGCAAGTTTTACAAAGAAGGGGACTGGTATCAACAAGGTTGGTGGGATCAAGTGTGCAAAGCGACAGACGGCCGTATCCCTGTTTTAATTTTTAAATATAATCGTAAGCCTATTCGGGTGTGCGTACCTTTGTATGCAATCAATCCTGAGTGGGATGAAGATAATGATAAAGTAGCGGTTATGCCAATAGATGAATGGCTGGAAGTGCTAAGAAATAACTGGGACCTTTATTTAATTAAAAGCTAGGCTAAGCCTCTTAGCCTTTGAGCAATATCTATGTTTGCTGGAGAGCCGCCTAATAGACTTGGGCTAACAATACCTTGAGATTGAGGAGGGGTAACAGCTGCAACAGTTGGCAAATCTTGCAACGTAGGTGTTTGTAATTTTTTAGCCTCTGACTGTATGCCGCCTTTTAAAGTTTCTAGTATACCCTTGACTTCTTGACCTTCTTCACTTTGTTGAAGCTTCTCAACTTCTCTACTGAGAGCGTCTGATGCTTCGCCTGTTTCAACGGCTAATCCTCTAATACCGCCAAACTTAATAGTGTTAGCAACAAATTTTACAACTTCTGCAATAGAACTTTTGTCTGTTTTAGCAAGCATTCCAGTAATTCTTGGGTTTGAAAATATTGTTTTGTAA